ACCACATTGTAGAAAAGAATTCAACAAATTTCGGATATACTGTTGACAAAAGTTGGACAAGAGAGTATGATAGTGAATGTAGACGATATGACTACAAGGGAGGGCATTATGACGGATACGGTTCGATTGAAGGAAGAAATCAAGCGATCCGGTCTGAAAAAAGGGTGGATAGCATTGGAATTGGGGTTGTCTAGCTATGGCTTTCATCGGAAAATCAACAATGAGAGTGAATTCAAGGCCGGAGAGATTAAAAGTTTGTGCCAGCTTCTTAAGATTACATCATTGAAAAAGAAAGAAGAAATTTTTTTTTAATGATAATGTAGACAAAATAACTACAAAAGAATGAGGAGATGGAGAAAGGGGGATTAGGAGATGACAATTTAATATGTAACATTGCAAAAACGCAGGTTGGGAGAATGAAATGACAATAAATGAGTTACAGCATCTTTTGATTCAAGAAATAGAAGTTCTCACAAATGATATTTACATAACGGATACCAAAGGGGATTTAGTACCTTTTAAAGGATATCCACAAAATATTAATATGTCAGAATCTTATCAGTCAGGTATTCAAGAATCAAAAGATAAGTGGATTCCATATTTCCTCGTTCGTATGGACAAGGCTGAGTACAGAAAGAAAGAGGCAGATGGAAGAAATCAGGCGCATTTATTTATAGAAGTAAATATATGCGATTCGGAATATGATCGTAAAGGTTTCTATACACTTACAGCTATTTTACAGCGCATCATTAGCCGTTTCCAAAAGGAATCCATCTTAGGGGCTTTTTGTTGTGATCAATCCATGAATCTGATTTTTCAAAAAGAGTATGAATTTCCTTATTATAAGGGAGAAGTTGAAATGTTCTGGAATCTTCCAGATATTCAATTGGAGAAAGTCTATGAATCGTGAATCAGTAATGTATGTAGGACCTTCATTGGAACGCATTGTTCAGGAAGGAACTGTGTTTCGAAATGGTTATCCGGAGAAATTCAAGCGTGTATTAAACACTTATCCAGTTTTACAAGATTTAATTGTGCCGGTGGAATCATTGGCTAAGGTAAAAAAGTCTATCAGGAATCCAGAGAGTGATATTAGTATGGTTTACCGGAAGGCTGAAAAAATCAGGAGGGAAATTAATTATGTCATATAAACATGGTATTGAAGTAATTGAAAATAAAACATCGTTTCCAAATCCCCTATCAACCCGATATGGGGTGCAGGTAGTACTGGGAACTGCACCAGTGAATCTGGCTGAAAATCCATATGAAGTAGCAAATAAGCCTATTAAGGTAACTAGTTTCGAAGACGCTGTTAAGTTGTTGGGATATAGCGAGGATTGGAAAAGTTATACTCTTTGTGAAAGTATGTTTGCAAGCTTTAAGGTATTCCAGGTGTCTCCGGTCGTATTTATTAATGTCCTTGATGCTAAAAAGCATAATAAAAGTATCGAAGAAGCCAATTATGGTGTTGCAGGCCATCAGGTTATTTTAAATACTTCTGGCATTTTAAAAGATACCGTTAAAATTAACGTTGTTAAAGAAGATGTTGTTACGCTTGTAGAAAATAAAGACTTTATTATGGACTTTAATGAATCCGGTTATCTTGTGGTAACACTCCTTAAATCTGGTAAAGGTCATGATGCAACTGATTTAAAAATCTCCTATAAGAAAATCGCTCCTGATATGGTTATGGAAGAGGACTTAATTGGTTACTATCAGGTGGAAACCGGTGAAGAGACAGGAATGGAAGTGTTAAGGCAGATCTATCCTAAATTCGGAATTGTTCCAGGAATGCTTTTGGCACCGGGTTGGACTGAGAACCCCAATATCGGAGCTGTTCTGCAGTCAAAGTGTGAAGGCATCAGTGGAATTTTCCGCACAATGTGTCTTTTAGACCTGGATACGAAAGAGGCAAGAAAGTATATTGACTGTCCGAATGTCAAAAAGGATATGGGATATGATGAAAAGCATTCCATCGTACTTTGGCCAAGAGTAACAAAAGATAAACGCCAGTTTTGTTTTTCTTCTGTATATGGTGCGATGATGAGTCATCAAACCGTATTGAATGGAGATGTACCATATGTGTATCCATCAAATAAGCTTTTAAATGTTGATGGCGCCGTATTAGCAGATGGTACAGAGATCTTTTTGGATCAGATTCAGGCTGGAGAATTAAATGGAAATGGTATTGTAACAGCACTTCATGACAATGGCTGGAAAGCTTTTGGTAACAATACAGGCTGCTATCCTCAAAATGACGATCCAAAAGATCGTTGGATTGGCTGTAGAAGAATGTTTGATTTCGTAGCAAATTACTTCATTACTGTTTACCGTGCAAAACTAGATGAAGGAATGAACAAGAGACAGGTAGATGATATCATCAACAGCTTTAATATCTGGGGGAACAGCCTTATGGCATCTGGCATGTGCGCAGGTTTATATGCAGAGTATCGTAAAGAAGAAAATTCTATTACTGATATACTTGCCGGTCATATGAAAATCAGAATTCATTTTGCACCATATACTCCAACCGAATATATTCAGGCATTGGAAGAATTTGATGTCACAACTTTTGAACGTGCAATGACAATGGGGGAAGAATAATATGTTAAAACTTCAGTTAGTAAACAGATATACCGTATATAGAGGCGGTAAGGAATTAATAGGAACGGCAGAAGAAGTTAAGCTTCCGGAAATCACCAGCTTAACCGATACCGTTGGAGGAGCTGGTTTTGGGGGCAATATGACAATTCCGGTTATTGGACTGGTGGATGATATGGAAATGGAAATTCCATTTATGTCATTATGCAACGATGTATTTTCTCTGATGGATCCTACTCAGACAGCAGACATCACATTAAATGGCGCCATTCAGGGAATGGATGGGGGAGACGGCAGCGTTGGCTATAAACCGGTTTCTATCTCTGTCCGTGGTACTGTTAAGAAATTTGTTCCAGGATCAATGAAGTCTGGCGCAAAAATGGGATCAAGTGTTTCTCTTGGTCTCAGCTATTATAAGGTTGTATTGGACGGCAAAACAGTGCTTGAGATTGACAAATTAAACGGTGTTTATGTGGTAAATGGAAATGATGTACTTCGTGAAGTCAGAGATATGTGTTAAGGAGAAAAGTGATGGAAAAAGATAAAAAAGTAACAGAGACAGCGCAGGCAGACACGGCTTTAGAGTGGATGATGTTAAAATTAAAGATGCCAGTGGAGTATCAAGGAATCAAGGTTGACCAGCTGGATTTATCTGGTATGGATACATTAACAGGACGTGATTTAAATGCAGTCTATGATCTTTATGCCAATATGGGTGGGAGTGGTATTATCATGCAGGAAGCAACTCTGTTATTTGCACAGCTGATTGCATCTAAGGTTACTGGATTTCCATTAGAGCTGTTTTATGTTTTAAGGGCAAGCGATTCAGTCAAGCTTAAGAACCGTGTATATCGTTTTTTCTTCCTAGAGGGATAGGCTGCCCCGAAGATATCCGAAAGGTAAACAAGGCATTTATTTTTGCGGGTCGGTATTCCAAAGCCGGCCCGGAATTCTACTTCTCCCTTCCTTTAAGTCAAGCAGCCAGGTTAGTTAAAGATGTGGCAGAAACGGCCAGGGAAGAAAGCAGAGAAAGAAAGATGAGGTGATAAATTCATGTCAGGTATAAGTGAAAAGCTTGAGCAGGTTAAGAAGATTACAGATAAGGTAGATCCGTATCTGAATGCGGCCGCTGATAAGACCACAGAGTTTTTGAAAGATTCCGTTAAAGCTGGAATGAAATTGGAATCTCAGATGAGCTCATTAAAGATGGTTACAAAATCCTCTTCCTCTGAAATGGAGCGTCTTTATTCTTTCGCAATTAAAATGGGTAAAACAACAGGTTTTTCTTCCGTTGATGCGAGTGAAGAAATGGAGCGACTGGCGCAGGCTTAACATCATCGGGCCGGCTGTATAGAAATATACAGCGCATACTGGGGAAATTCGGTAAACGCTAAAATAGTAAATACCAAACTATCATGCCAATACCGAGAGAACTGCGGATCAGGCAGTTTTTGTAACGCATAGGAATTGAGCGCTATGAGAGCAAAAATATTCCCAAGAGTCTCCGGCACGATTGTATTAAGGACAATCTGCGATAGCACGCCGCTATCAAACCTAACGTAGGACGAGGGTGATGATATATGCTGAACTTACAGGAAACTGTAAGAAGTAAGGGATAAAAAGCCCTTACGATAACAAGATGGGATGGAAAGCAGAGGATATGCTAAAGGGGTTGCCAGGAGTAATGAATCTGGCAGCGGCCTTTGGAGAAAATCTAGGAAGTGTTTCAGGGATCGTGACAGACACAATGGCTTCCTTTGGAATCCAGGCGGGTGATTCTGCGCAAATGGTAGACGTTCTTGCCCAGGCATCAATCAATTCAAATTCCAGTTTGGATATGATGGGGAAGGCGTTACAAAGAGCGGCCCCTGTGGCTTCTGCGTTTGGCTATAGCGTAAACGATGTGGCATTTGCAGCAGGTCTTATGGCCAGTGCAGGAATTCAGGGGGAAGAGGCTGGCATGTCTATGAAGGCTATATTTGCTAATTTAGCAGTTCCTTCAAAAAATGCAGAACAATACATGAACAAGCTTTCCATTTCCTTAAAGGACAGCACCGGTAAAGTAAAACCATTAAGTAAGATGATTGAGGAATTACGAAAAGGCTTTTCTGGTCTGTCAGAGGCAGAAAAAGAAGAGTACGCGGCTGGCATTGCTGGAAAAGAAGGAATGAGCGGTTTACTTGCTATTATGAATGGTTCCGATCAGGAATTCTTGAAGCTAAAAGAAGCGATGGATCACAGTGCAGGTGCAGCAGAAAGACTATCTGAGATTCGTTTGGACAACTTGCAAGGGGATATTTCTCTTTTTCAAGGATCATTAGATAGCATAAAGCTTGGTATTTTTAGTGGGATTTCCGGAGAGTTAAGAGAGCTTGCACAAAATGCAACTGTGTGGCTGTCTGGGTTTGGAGAGACCTTAGAGGATAATCTTCCAACCATACGAAGAAAAGTTCAGGAGTTTACAGGTGGAATAAAAGATTCATTCGGACCGGTTATGGAAGTAGGAAATTGGTTCATGAAGCACTCCGATATAATGATTGGTGGAATCGCAGGAATTGCCACTGCATTTGGAACTTTGAAAGGAATAAGTGCAGGTATGGCTTTGGTGGAGAATTTTCCTCTGCTAATAAAGGCCTGGCCAGTTGCGTTAGGTGCATTAGCAATCGGCACTATAGTGGGGATCGGGGTCGCTATAAAAGAGCACAACGAAAAACTTCGAAAAGAAGATTTGGCTCAAAGATTTGGTGACATCAAATTATCTGTAGAAGAATTAGATCAAACTGCAAAGATGATTCTGGATAATGGTAATTTAAAAGGTCTGACACTTGCAGCAAGTGAAATTGAAAGGATCAATGGATTATCAAAGAATTTCAACAATGCAGGTGATAATGTTGAAATGATAAACTGGAAGGTAAGTATTGGCCTTGAGCTTGATGAGAGTGATTTGGAGTCATACAAGTCATCGGTAGAAGAAATGATAAGGGGCTCCATTGATATCGTGGAACAGGCACGTTATACCACAAGAATCAGCACTAAGGCATTATTTGTAAATGATAATGAAACTGGGGAAGAGTTGATTAATGGGTTTAACACTACATATAACTCCATCAGTGAAGAACTAAATGGTCTCGGTAAAAAGGCTGGAGAAAAATTAAGTAAAGCAATTGTAGATGGCGTTGCCGATCCAAAAATGATGAAAGAAGTAGAAGAAATTGTTGATGAGATGCGGTCCATTACCAATGAGGTAGCCAATGCAAAGACTGATGCAAAGCTGAAACGAATCCGTATGCAGTTCTCAGGAAAAGATTTGGATTCGGAAACATTTCAAAACCTTCAGGCTCAGATGAAGGAAGAGCTGGAAGAGCAAAACAATTTAAGAATGGAATCCGTGGATTGGGATTTAGCGATGTTAGATACGCAGTTAAACCGCGGAGATATTAGTGTCCAAGAGTATAAGGAAAAGCAGCAGCAAATCAATAAGGCAAATGAAGATCAAGAGTTAGCACAGCAAGCAAGAAGTGTATCTTTTTCAACTAATACAATTGCAGATTCATATCAGGACGAAATTTCAGGGATACTGCCAAAGGTAAAAGTGGGAATGGACGAAGCTATGGAAAATATTAGCCATGGTAATATAAATGCATTTGACTCAAATTATCTCTGGAAAAAAATGGGATTCAATGAGATGGATGATAAGACTCTTGGTAATATCTCAGTGCTATGGGAAAATATGGAGTCAGACTATAGACAACTTCAGTCCACCGTTAATGATTATTTACAAAGGGGAGATGAGGTCCCAGCCGACATTGCAAAACAATTTTCTGACGCCTCTTTTATTGGTGCAGCAGCAAAGGATCCGAGTGCTATCAATCAAATGATGGCAATTAATGCTGCGGACAACCCAGAATACCGTGCGGCAATTGAGCAGGCAAGAGCAAATGGAGTAGAGGTACCAGAGGAATTTGCAACATACTTGGACAATAATGGGCCTGTTATTAAAGATGCAATTGGAAGACTTCGTGATGTTGCGGACACAGAAATAAATGATAAATTCCATAACATACCCGTAAATGGAACTGTTACTGCTAATTTTAACTTAAATTCTTTATATACCCCCAAATTACTGCCAGATATACCAACTGAATCACCAACGGGAAAAACATTTCAAAATTACGCATTAAGAAATATTAAGCAATATGCCAAGGGCGGTCTAATCAATGAGCCAACTCTATCCTGGTTTGCAGAAGAGGGACCGGAGATGGCAATTCCAATCAACAACTCAAAACGTTCCGTCTCTCTCTGGCAGCAGGCTGGCCAGTTAATTGGAGCTTATGAAGAAAACAACTACGGAAAAATGTATGATTCTATGGTTTCATCTGGATCCCAGGTACTGAATGAAAACAGTTCCTCCTTTGCTCCTGTATTTAGCCCAACTGTTTATGTTAATGGCAAAAAAGCCTCACAAGAAGAGGTAATAGGCGCAGTGCAAATGACGTATGAGCAGTTTAAAGATTGGGCCATGCAATTGAAGCATGAGCAGTACCGGGTTTCATTTTAGGAGGACATATGGAAAATATATATAAAACTGTTCAAGGAGACACCTGGGATTTAATTGCTAAAAAGGTCTACGGGTCAGAAATACATCTGGATCACTTGATGAGACATAACTTTTCATTGTTGGATTATTTTATATTTCCTGCAGGTATTAAGGTGTTAACACCTGAGGTACCACTAAAAGGGGCGAAAGGAATTCCAGAGTGGAGAAAGTAATGCAGGAAGGGAGGGATAACTCATGAGCGAAGTTAGAAAAAAGTATTTAAGTATTATTTACAACGGAGTTGAGGTTTGGCAGGATCTATCGGAATACATACAAAATTACTCCTATGATGATTCATTAGACCAATCAGATACCATATCCATAACATTAAGCGACAGAGATCTAAAATGGAGCAGGACATGGTTGCCAGAAAAGGGAGATGTCATTACCCCAACGATTATTCTTGAGAATTGGAATGAAGAGGGGGAAAAAATGACTGTCCCATGTGGAACATTTCTGGTGGATGACTTTTCCTTCTCTTCCCCTCCCTTTACTTGTACCATCAATGGTGTTTCTGCTCCCGTTAATACTTGCTTTAAAGAAACAGAAAACACAAAAACGTGGGAATCTGCCACCGTAAGATTAATTGCGGGGGAACTAGCAGGAAAATATGGATTGGAGCTTGTATATGAGTCCACCGAAGAAATACAAGTTGCAAAAATAGAGCAGGATAAGCAATCAGATAGCGATTTCTTAAAAAATATTTGTGATAAATACGGAATGGGATTAAAAGTATATTCCAATAAACTTGTAATCTGGGACTTGAAGCAGTATTTTGAAAAAGCCCCAGTGCTTATGATTCGTCCTGAAATGGTATCAAAGTGGACTTATAACAGTACCATGCAAGGGGTATATACCGGAGTGAAGGTCAGCTATACAAATCCTGGAAACAGTAAAACAATTGATGTAATGGTAGGAACGGAAGAGCGTCTTTATAAAACCAATCAGAAAGCAGACAATGAGGTAGATGCCAGGCGGATTGGAGAGAGTGTATTACGAAATGCCAACCGAAAAGAACGTAAAATGAAACTGACCTTACCACCAAAGATGTCCTTATTTGCAACTGCCAATATACAGTTATCGGGTTTTGGAAATCTGGATGGGATATATTTTGTAGAAAAGATCTCCCATAGCCTTTCGGGAAAATCATACGATATGCAGGTCAGCCTAAGCTGTATATCTCAGGATAATGAGAAAAAGGACTCAGCAATAAAAGTGGATGATGCAAACAAGAGCGGCAGCCAATATACCGTGCAAAAAGGTGACAGCTTGTGGAGTATTGCGAAACAGTTTTATGGCAGTGGAACCAGGTGCAAAGACATCTATGAGTCAAATAAACAAATAATTGAAACTGAAGCAAAGAGGCGGGGAAAAACGGATTCTAACCATGGATATTGGATCTACCCTGGTATGGATCTTCAAATTCCATGAAAGGAGTTTTCACTTGAATGATGTGATTCGAATAGGAAGAATTTCTTCTGTTAATCCAGTAAGTGCCATGGCAAGGGTGTATTATCCAGACAGAGACAGCACCACATCAGAACTTGCATTATTTGGTTATCATGGAGAATTTAAGCTTCCTAAAGTAAATGATCAGGTAGTAGTGCTTCATCTACCCAATGACACCAGTTCAGGAATTATTCTGGGGAGTTTTTGGAATGAGACGGATAAGCCTCCCAAAGAGGTAGAATACAAGAAAGATTTGGGAAACGGGTCTTATGAGATGATAAAGGAGGGTAATTATATTCTGCATTCACCCCAAATTACAATGGAAAGTGAAGCTGAATCCATTACCTTATCTGACTTGCTGGAGATGAAAAAGAGGTTAGAAGTATTAGAGAGGAGGTTGACAACATGATTGGTCTTTTAGGCAACTTAAGATTTCGGGTAAATGATAATAAAGTTTTTACGTTTCAAAACATGAGAAGAGAGATATCAGCTTCATGGAATTCTATGGAGAGAATCGGACAAAAACCCATTTCAGAGTTTGGCGGGGCCAGTTTACAGACTCTCTCTCTTGAAATCACTTTAGATGCTTCACTGGGAGTAAAACCAAGACGACTTTTAGGGGATTTGGAACGTATGACAGAATCCGGAGAAGCCAATAAATTGGTTATTGGAAGAAAAATGGTGGGAAAAAACAAGTGGGTTATCACAAAATGCTCTGAAGCTTGGGAGGTAATACTAAGAGGTGGCGAATTGTATCGAGCAAAAGTAACTTTATCATTGCAGGAATATTTATGAGGTGTCGGATATGGAACAATACGAACTATCTTTGATGGACATAAATGAAGAGTTGGCTGAAGAATTAAAGCGGAATCTAACTACTTTGTTTGGAACGAGAGCAGGAACCCAGCCCATTGACAGGGAGTTTGGAATTTCCTGGGAGTGCCTTGATGAACCTCCTGATGTTGCAGAAAGCTTATTTTATCTTGAAGCATGCAAAAAGGTTGATCAGTACGAGCCAAGGGTTTTCATTGAAGATATTTCATTTGAGAAAAGAGAAGGGGTTATGATCCCCCGTATCTATTTAAAAAGGAAGGAGGAAATCTAATGGAGAGTTTTAAAAATAGGTTTTCTGATTATCCGGAAGTCAGCTTTATTGAAAATACCAGCTTTATTGATTTACAAACTAGGTTGATTGAAGATTATGAGAATAAATACAAAGAGCTGACAGGAAAAGAACAATCTCTTGCAATGGCAGATCCGTACCGTCTCATTCTGTATTCATGTGCAGCAGCTATATATCAGGGATACCAGTATGAAGATAGGGCTGCAAAGATGGGGTTGTTAAAGTATAGTACTGGCGAATTCCTTGATAACTTAGCAGCATTTAAGAAAGTAAAAAGAAATGAAGCATCTCCAGCAAGGACGATCATTCGTTTTACTTTATCAACATCGGTTGAAAGAAAAATTGTGATACCAAAGGGAACCAAAGTAAAAGGTCCTGAGCTGTATTTTGAGACTACTAGTGTTGGTGAGATTCCACAAGGAAAGCTTTATGTTGATATACCAGCAAAATGCCGAGTAAATGGTAATGTTGGAAATGGTTATGTACCTGGAGAAATCAGGACACTTACAGATATTCTCCCATATACGCTTAAGGTATCAAATATTACCCAAACCAGTGGAGGCACAGACGGAGAAACAGATGAGGAATTGGCAGAGCGGATTTATTTGGCTCCTGTCAGTTATTCCACTGCAGGACCCCAAAAAGCATATGAATATTGGGTAAAGACCTTTAGTCCGTCTATCGGGGAATGCCGAATCACATCGGAATCTCCTGGAGAGGTGGATATCTACATAACTATGGCTGATGGCTCTGTTCCTGATGAAGGATTCTTAAATGAATTAGAAGATTATTTAAGAAACAGCAGTATAAGGCCCTTGACCGATCATGTTGTTGTAAAAAGACCTCAAACGGTGGAGTACGACATTGAACTTCATTATTATATCAGAAATGAAGACAGGGATAAGGAAGAAACCATTAAGTCTGCAATTCATAATGCATGCAATAATTATATTTTGTGGCAGAAGAAGGTAGGCAGAGATATTAATCCATCTCAATTAATCTACGAGACAATGGGAACGGGAATAAAGATGGCTGAAGTAATAAAACCTGTATTTACGGAAATACCAGATTCATCTATGGCAATACCAGGTAAAATCAATTTGGTTTATGGAGGACGTAAGGATGATTGATTTTTATCATGGTGAAATAACAGACATCATGCCATATAATCTTATTTCTCCTGAAACTAAGGCTCTAAGTTATGCAGTCAGTCAGGCAATGAAACGGCTAAAGGACTTTTCAAATGCCTGTCACATGTATGGCGAACTAAGCAAAGTACCGGAACCTGTTCTGGATCTAATTGCTTTAGAGTTAAATACCCAATATTATGATCAGACCATGCCAAGAAAGTTAAAGGAGCAGTTACTTACGCAAACAACTGCCTGGTATATGCATGCAGGAACTCCGGAAGTGCTTAGAGAGTTTTTAGGTACAGTATTAGAGGGAGGTAAGATACGTGAGTGGTATGAATATGGGGGCGATCCGTTTTTCTTTAAAGCAGAAGTTGAGGTAGGGGAGCACGAAATACCAGTCGGTTATGGAGTGGAAGTAAAAAGGCAGATTGAACTATATAAGAACGCCCGCTCTTGGTTGGAGCATGTTGCATTTATAATTCGTTCCAGAAGTTATTGTGACGTGAACCTTGCAAATGCAGTGCGATTCAGGGGAAAATTTTATCCGAGACTGAATGCTCCCATATTAAGATTAGATGGTTTCTGGAATCTATCAGGGAAAAAGTTGAGTGGGTATGACAGTGATGAAAAGATAGATTTTTATCCTGTGGGACACAACTATAAATTACAGGTTTCAGAAAATGTGAGTTTTAAGGAAAATTTCCGTAGTTCATATTTGGCAAGGGTTTTAGCAGATACCAGAGAAAAAATCAGACTGCTCAGTCAGATTAATCTAAAAGCTGATGAAAATAACAGTCTTACTATTAAATCAAGTGTTTGCGTTGGACTAAGAGCAGGGAATGTAAGAGTAACTACTTGTAATCCGTTATCAGGGCAATGGAAACTTGATAAGGATAGGAACTTAAATGGCGGACTTTCAATTTTGTAATATTTATAATTAGTTGTTTAGTAGAAGAAAGGGAGAAAGATTATGGCAGATAATTCAAACGGTGTAATGACCGTTATAGCTAGAAAAAAGTTATGCAAAGCACATGCCGGTGACCAGCAGCTATCTAAGATCACTAGTATCGCATGGGGAAATGGTGGTGTGGACGAAAATGGAATTCCTAAAAAGACCACAGGCAATGAAATTGCTCTTTACAATGAGTTGTTGAAAAAAGAGATTGAAACACATGTCTATGTAAATACAGAAAATACAAGCTGCCGGTATACTGCAACGTTAGGTTCAGGTGAATTAACTGGAGAAGAAATATCTGAAATGGGACTATTTGATGAAGATGGAGATTTAGTTGCTTACCGTACATTTTTAAGAAAAGGTAAAGATGCGGATATCCCACAGATTTATGATATGGATGAAATTTTTTAAGGAGGTATGATGATGGCATTTTGTGATATGAAAAACCCACCGGAGTTTACTTCCGAAGTAAGAAAATGGAACAGGGAAACGTTGGCGGATGGCCAGGAATTGGCTGTTGAGATTGAGCAGTTATTTAATAATACATTATATAATAAGTCTCTTAATGAAAAACTTAGAGATAAAAGGGTGTTGCTGCTAAAAGCTGATGGTTGGAGTGGCAATGGGCCATATTTACAAACTCTGGTAGTTGCTGGTATAAAAGCTGAAGATGAGCCTGAATTAGGAAAGGTTTTTAAAGGTACGGAGACGATAGAGGAAGTGAAAGCTTACAATAAAGCCTTTGGATTAATATATCATGGTGAAGTACGGAATGGAGAAGTGACATTTCAGGCATATAAAAAGCCTGCTCTGGATATTCCATTATTGTTGAAAGGAGTGTAGGAAATGGGTAAATTATGGATCCCTGGCGGTGGTTCAGGTGCTGGTAGTGGGAGCGATGAGTGCACTGCTTCAAAGTCAGAAGTGTTAAAAGGTTATAGTGCAGTTACTTCAGATTCTGATGATGAACCAGTACAGGGTACTCTAGAACTGACAGCAGATGCTAGCGATGGTCAGGTACTCTCTGGTAAGACGTATTATAATACAGATCCTAAGAAAAAGAGAACTGGTTCTATGGCGAATCAAGGTGCTGTTTCTGTAAAGCTTAATGCAGGGGAAGGCTATACCATTCCTTCTGGATTTCATAATGGGGGAGGAAAAGTTGAGGCTAATGGATTGGCTAGTCAAACGCCAGGGAATGCGACAGCGGCACATATTTTAAGTGGACAAACGGCATGGGTGAATGGAAATAAAGTAAATGGTGGGATCCCTTGGCAGAATGCGGAGATATCAGGCACTGATCGTGCATGGGCTCAAGGAATGTCCAATTGGGCAGGAACCATAAATTTGAAGGTTAGAAATGGCCATTATTTGAATGGGGTTAATTGGATTCAGCAGGATATTCCTAATTATCGTCCAGAAAACATTAAAAAAGGTGTTAATATTGGTGGGGTAGTTGGAACCTGGGAAGGATATGTTGCAAGTGAGCAAGACTTATATAATCGGGGGGCATGGGGCATTATAAATTCAGGGCATTTATTGCAGTCATATTTAAGTGGATACAGTGGTAGCATTAGATATGATAGTTCACAAATTGCTTTTATTCCAACAGGGAGGGATTTGCAGCTTTATTTATTAATTAATTATAAATTTGATGTTACAAGGTATTCTAAAGTTAGTGTTACATATTCCTCCTCCTTAAGTGATTTAGCTGGAGCTGTTTTTAGCTTTAGATGTGGTACTGGTTATACAAACAATCCAGATGCAAATGGAGCAGGTAGATTTACATATGATGTAACCGGTAGTCTTGTAGGATCTCAAACTAAATTTTCTGCTCGTTTTACAGAGGTTACCTGCACATTGGATTTAACAAATATAAATACAGGCGTATATTTTGTTATACACTCATATGTTCCAGCAGCATATGAAAAGGACGGTCTTTATATAAAACGAATATGGTTTAGCTAATTAAAGTTGGAGTAGAATTAATTTATATAAATCTACTAGGATGATTGATTTGTATTAGGGAGCAGTTGGCTATATGTTAATTTGAAATAATTATAATAAAATTGATGTTTTAGAAATCTAATATATTTTTACATAAAGATACATAAGAATAACAAGTTTAGATAATGTTAGAACGTAGTAATGGATTAAACAAATCTTAGAAGTGTTATTGACAAAATAGAGTTAGAGCAGTATTATTTTAATTGTAGATAAAATGACTACATAATGTGCTGTTGGAGTAAAATGGTTAATTAAATAATTGATATAATCTATTTAAGTAAGAACGGATATCATTGGAATTAAGCTGTATTATTAACAAATTAGTTAAAAAATATTCTAAGGCATTAAAGAATGCTAATTTCGTTAGACTATGTCATTGAAAATAAAGAGAAATTTTTTTACTGATAATGTAGACAATAAGACTACAAAAGGCTTAGAAGATTAGAGCAAATGGCTAAAATAGCTGGAGGTAGCATGGCAAAGGAGGGCATACGTGTATAATGAAATATTAGATGCAGTTAGGAAAAAACTTGGTGACTTATTCCCAGAAACAAAAGTCTCAGCAGACCCATTGGAGGAGGGGGAGACCGCTCCTTATTTTCGGGTAAGAATTACGGAAGCAGAAGAAAAGCTGTTAAATGGAAGTCGATATTTGCGCAATATAAGCATTTCCATCATGTATTACTCCGAAGAGTCGCAAGATGCTTTCAGAGAAAGAAACAACGTACTGAATGTATTAATGGACAACCTGGAATACATAACATTTGCTGACGGTTCTTCCATTAGGGGAAGTATGAGAACTGCAAAAAATGAGGAAAAATACATGGATTTTTTTACAGAATATCAAACGTATGTTTTAAAATCTTCTAAATCAGAAGATTCTATGGAAGACATAAAATTATCATGAAAGAGGTGCAGTTTTGGCAAAGAAAGAAGTAAAAGCAACAAATCAGACAGCCAGTGAACGTTATACAAAAAGACAGCTGGTCTGCTCCGAACGGTATTGCAATCAGAGTGATCTATTATGCGCTCTGCTGGAAGATGGGAAATTATATTCCCTGTCAGAAGCAGATGAAATTATGAATCGATTTATGAAAGGAAGGGTGAAAGTATGTTAGGTGGAGGAAATTTTACAGTTCAAAATAAGGTGTTCCCAGGTGCATATATTAATTTTGTAAACAGCGTTTCAGCTAGAGCATCTTTAGGAAACAGAGGCGTAGCAGCAATTCCAATGATTCTTTCTTGGGGACCGGAAAAGCAGGTATTCGAGGTAACCGCAGAGGAATTCCAGAAGAACTCAAAGGAGATTTTTGGTTTTACCTCAGACGATGATGCCATGCTTCCTATGAGAGAGCTGTTTAAAAATATGACAAAAGGTATTTTCTATCGTTTAAATGGCGGAGCTTATAGTTCCAATGATTATGGTACCGCAAAATATTCCGGCGAACGTGGTAACAGCCTGATGACTTTAATCTCAAAAAATGTTGATGATGCAAAGAAATTTGATGTAAGAACATTGTTTGATGGCAGAGAAGTAGATTCCCAGTCCGTAACAGCAGCAACAGAATTAAAAGACAATGCCTATGTAATCTTTAAAAAGGAAGCTCCTCTTGCAGAAACAGCAGGAAGTTCCTTTACTGGAGGAACCAATGGAAGCAATGTGACTGGAGAGGATTATGCAGCATTTCTTGAAGCAATTGAAAGCACTTCATTCCAGGCTCTTTGCTGTCCTTCAACCGACGATAAAGTAAAAGCATTGTTTGCGGCATTTACAAAGCGTTTAAGAGATGAAGCTGGTATTAAATTCCAGACCATTTTACATCAGTATGAAAAGGCGGACCATGAAGGAATTATTTCTATAGAAAACGAAACAGAAGAGACGGTTTCTGGTCTGGTTTACTGGGTAGCAGGTGCGGAAGCAGCTTGTGAGATTAATAAAACCAATGAAAACAGAGTTTATGACGGTGAGTACACCGTAAAGGTACCTTACTCACAGACTCAGCTTGCAGGTGGAATGAAGGAAGGAAAATTCCTGTTTCACAAAGTTGGCAATGATATCAGAGTCCTTACTGACATCAATACTCTGGTTACCTATACCAATGAAAAAGGAGAGGATTTCTCCAATAACCAAACCATTCGGATTCTGGATCAGATTGGAAATGACATCGCTTCCTTATTCAACACCCGCTATCTTGGAAAGGTTTCCAATGATGCAGCAGGCAGGGTAAGCCTTTGGAATGATATCGTTACATACGGAAAACAGTTAACAGTTCTAAGAGCCATTGAGGCCCTGGATTCAAAAGCAATTACGGTGGAAAAGGGAGAAGGCAGACGATCTGTTGTTGTTAATTTCCCGGTTCAGCCTGTTAACTGTATGAGTATTTTATATATGACTGTTGTTGTTTCTTAAGAAAGGGGAGATGAATTATGAGCAATATTACAATGAACGCATGGGACGCAATCAGCGCAGCAAAAGCGGAGTGTTTTATCACAATTGAAAATGAGCGTTACAATTTTATGCAGGCTTTAAAAATGGAGGCAAAGATTGAAAAGGTCAAATCTGAAATTCCAATTTTAGGACGAGCCATGAAGGGAAATAAAACAGTTGGTATGAAGGGAACGGGTTCTGCCACCTTCCATTATAACACCAGTATCTTCCGGGATATTTTGTACAAGTATCAGCAGTCTGGGAAAGACGTTTATTTTGATATCCAGGTGACCAATGAAGATCCAACCTCAAGCGTTGGAAGACAGACCATTATTTTAAAGGATTGCAACTTAAATGGTGGAATTCTCACTAAATTTGATGCGACGGGTGAATATCTGGAAGAAGACTTCGAGTTCACCTTTGAAAGCTGGGAAATGCCAGAACAATTCGGAACAATAGCAGGAATGCAGTAAAGATAAAAAGGAGATTAAAGTTATGGGAGATTTAAGTTGTTTTTTAAGCCAGAATGCAGTAAAGGTAGATCGGGAAAAACATGTGGCATCCAAACGATTTTTGGGAGCAGATAAAAAGCCGGTAGAATGGGAAATTAAAGCCATCACTTCAAAAGAAGATGAAGATTTAAGAAAAGAATGTACAAAAAGGGTACCAGTCACCGGTAAAAAGGGCCAGTACACCCAGGAGACAGACTTTAACTTATATCTTGGAAAGCTGGCATCAGAATGCACCGCATATCCTAATTTAAATGACAAAGCATTACAGGATTCTTACCATGTGATGGGAGCGGATGCACTGTTAAAGGCAATGCTTACGGCTGGAGAGTATGCTGGCTACCTTGAAAAGATTCAGCAGGTCAATGGCTTTGACTCCACAATGGATGAGCAGGTGGAAGAAGCAAAAAACTAATTGAGGGAGGCGATGTGGAGGCAAACGTTGCTTACTATTGCCTCCATAAAATCCACAAATGGCCTCATGAGTTTTTAAACCTGGATCGATATGAACGAGCCTTTGTCATAGCGGCGGTGAAGCTAAAGCTTGAGCACGATAAAAAGGAAGCAGATAAGGCAAAGGCAGGTAAATACAGGTAATGTGGAAGAACGTCCAAAGGGCGTTCTTCCTATCATAATAGGAAAGGAGGAGATAGGTTTGGCTTCAGTGGAATATTCTCTCTCTATGTATGATGGAATGAGTACTACTCTGCGTGTGATTGAAACCAGGATTCAAAAAACAACCGTTGCTTTTATGGACTTTCGGAAAGTCACAGCTATGTCTATGAATGTTTCAACCTTTGAAAAGATAGAAAAAAGGCTTTATGCCATAGATAACAGATACAAAGATGTTAAAGGTTCTGTTTCAAAGGTGGAAAATCAGCAAAAGAACCTGAATAAAAGCATAGACGATGGTAAGAAAAAGGCAACTGACTTTAAAGAAACTTGGAAAAAGTTAAAAGAAGGGTTCAATACCTCAACAAAGGTGCTTGGCAATATCGGTATTGACAATAGCTTTAAGAAGATATTTACCCGGGCCAGCGATATGAAAGCAGCAGGAAATACAATTCAGGCCAAGACAGGAATGCGTGGCCCAGAACTTTTAATGGCAAAGCAAAGTGCAAAAAATCTCTATGCCAATAATATAGCAAAAAGTCCAGCAGAAGCGGCTGACAGCATTTCATCTGTTCAACAGATGACTGGAAAAACAGGACCAGGGTTAGAACAATTAACACATGCTGGAATCTTATTACAGGAGACTTTCGGATATGCAATGGCTGACAGCATAAAAACAGCTGGTATGCTGGAACAGAAATTTGGTGTTACAGGTGCCCAGGCACTGGATTTAATTGTCCAAGGGACTCAAGCGGGATTAAATAAAAATGGAGATATGTTGGATATTTTAAACAGCAATTCAGAACAGTTTAAGAGCCTTGGATTAAATGGCCAGGAAATGTTTAATATGCTAAATAACGGAGCCCAAAATGGCAATGCTTCCATAAGCTCAGTGGCCAATGCAGTTTCAGAGTTTTCATCAAGAGCTATAAGTGGAGGGGCAGAGGTCCAAGAAGGTTTTTCTGCCATAGGACTCAATGCAGATCAAATGAAAGAAGCATTTGGAAGTGGTGGAGAGAGTGCAAAAGAAGCATTCTTACAGACCGTTACAGCGTTAAGTAGCATTAAGGATCCTGTGAGTAGAAATGCAGCGGGAATGAAATTGTTTGGTGATTCCTTTGGAGAACTTGGAGATAATGGATTAAGTGCATTATCAAATTTAAATGGTTCAATTGAGATATCAACAAGTCATTTAGAAGAATTAAATCGAGTGAAATATGATAATGCAACAAACGCTCTTAGTGCCTTAGCCAATACGGTAAACACAGGATTAGCAGGCGCTGTAGGAGGAATGGTTGATAATATTGGGAAAAAAATCGCAGACTTTACAACTGGTCTTCAAGGTAAAGTAGGCGAAATTAGTGGGATATTTGGAGTAATTGGCTTTGTTGCTGGAGTGATTGGAAATACTATCTCCAGCGTGTGGTCTGTTATTGAACCAGTAATTTGGGGCATTGTTGCGGCTTTAATTGTATACAACTCTACATCAGGTATTCTTTGGCTAACCACTTTAAAACAAGCTGCTGTAATGGCGTGGAAAACCATCTGCGATTGGGCTGAGACAGCTGCTATTATAGCAATGATTGTAGCTCAAGATGGGTTGAATGCAGCCTTTGCGGCCTGCCCATTAACCTGGATAATTATGTTGGTTATATTAATCATTGCACTTTTTTATGCTGGGGTAGCGGCATTTAATAAATTGGCAGGTACTTCGATTAGTGCAACAGGATTAATATTTGGAGCATTTGCTGCTGCTTTTGCATTTATACAAAATATTTTCATGGTAGTATGCCAATTTATATTTGGCCAGATTGATTTTTTAATTAATGTTTTAGGAGCATTTGCGAATTTTTTTGCAAATATCTTTAAGGATCCTGCCGCTGCTGCCATTCATGTATTTTTTGATATGGTAGATGCTGCCTTAGGTGCAATTCAAAAATTAGCAAAAGGTATGGATTTAATATTTGGTTCAGATATGGAATCGGTTGTGATCGGTTGGAGGGAAGATTTATCTTCTGTTGAAGATAAAATGGTAGAAAAATATGGTAATGGCAAGTATGAGGAGGTAATGGGTAAATCTGATATTAATAAAACATTGGAGGATTTAGGTATCTCCATGGATCATAAAAGTTATACAGAAAATGCAAAAAAAGGCTATGACATTGGATCTGAAGGTGGATCTTATCTAAATAAATTTACTGATGTTAATAGCATATTTGGTGAAGGAAACAAACCCTATGATCCCAATGACTATGGCGGTAATTTAGGAGTGGATAATCAGCCTGACCTATCAGCAACCCTAAACAACTTAAATCAAAACTCACAAAACAATCCAAACCTATCACCATACCAGGACAGCATTTCTAAAAATACCGGTGATACAGCAGCAAGCACAGCAGCCATGGCAAACACCATGGATTCCATGGATGAAGAATTAAAATATATGAGAGATGTAGCGGAGCAGGAGATTATAAATCGATTCACGCTAGCGGATCTAAAACTGGACATCAATAACAACAATACAATTAGAAATGTTGCAGACGCAGAAAGCTTTACCAGCTTACTAAATGATACAACCTCCGAAATGCTTTATTCCTATGCGGAAGGAGTGAATCGATAATGGCCTATGAAGTATACATAGATGACATGCTTCTCCCACTACCGCCGGAAAAGATTCCTGTAAAATATAGTGGCCAGAATAAAACGGCAAACCTGATAAATGGAGAAGAGATCAATCTCTTAAAGCCTGCAGGCCTGGCAGATATCAATATTGATGTAACCATTCCCCAAATGGATTATCCATCTGCCGTATGGGATGGAAGCATTGAGAATGCAGAAGATTTCCTGGGAAAACTAGAGGCTTTAAAAAAGGGCAAAAGACCCTTTGAATTTACCGTAGTCCGTGAAGCATTTGGAGGAGCCAGCCTGTTTGATACAAGTATGGATGTCACTCTGGAAGATTATAAGGTGTCAGACGATGTCAGTCAGGGCCTTGATCTTTTGGTATCTCTTACTTTAAAAGAATACAGACACTACGGAACCCATATCATGAATTTTGTCCTAAAAGAAAACGGGGAGGCCCAGGCAGAGCAGCCAGAAGCCGAGCGCTTGGGAGAAGCACCACAGGAAAAGAATTATACCGTAGTAAAAGGTGATTGTCTTTGGTCTATTGCCAAAAAACAGCTTGGCAATGGAGGCTGCTGGCAGGAGATCCATCAATTAAATAAGGACAAGATAAAAAATCCGAATCTGATTTACCCAGGACAGATTCTCGCATTGCCATAGAAAGGAGGGGAACAGTGGAAGCACATTTATACATTCAAAATGGTGAGACCGTCTACGAGCCAGCAGTCCAGGGGAGTATCACCTGGGAAACGCAGCGAAAAGGTCAGCCTGGAAAATGCACATTTACCCTGATCCCTGACAACATCCTAACAATTGAGGAGGGCAATGCCCTCCGACTGGATGTAGATGGGACTCCTGTTTTCTTTGGATTCATATTTGAAAGAAGTTGGAACAGTGACGGTCTGGTAAAGGTAAGCGGCTATGATCAGCTCCGATATCTTAAGAATAAAGACAGCTATAACTATGTTGATTTAACCGCTGGTGAAGTCATCAAAATGATTGCAGGAGACTATAACCTTGAGGTAGGGGAGCTGGAAGACACAGGGGAAAAGATTATCAGAAATGAAAAGGACAAGACTCTGTTTGATATTATCACCACCAATATGGACATCGCTATGATTCGTAAAAAGAAAATATTTGTTTTTTACGACAATGCAGGAAAGCTGACCTTAAAAGATGCAGAGAATATGAAATTAAATGTAGTCATTGATAATCAAACAGCCCTTGACTATGACTATAAGATCAGCATTGACAGTAATACCTACAATCAGATCAAGCTATATCGTGAAGATAAAGACACAAAAAAAAGAGAAGTATTTTTAACGAAGAGTTCAGAAAACATAAATAAATGGGGTATTTTACAAAAAGATGAATCCATTGATGAAGGGGTTGACGGACAGTCCATTGCAGATAATTATTTAAGTATTTACAACCGTCCAACTAAAAGCTTATCCGTTAAAGATGCCTTTGGTGATATCCGGGTTCGCGCAGGCTGTATTCTTCCAGTAATTTTGGATACAAAAGATACTGTTCTAGAAAACTATTTATTGGTAGAATCCGTAACCCACAAAATTGACACTGGTACTCACACCATGGATTTAACCTTGAAAGGAGCAAATATCTTTGGCTGATGTGGAATGGATAGAAAATATAAAAAGGATTGTGATTCAGGCTGTGGAAGCAGGAGATCCATGTGATGTGATTCCTGGTACCGTGGTCAGAGAAAATCCAGTTGAAATTCAGTTAAGTGATAAAATCGTTCTGTTCCATTCCCAGATTCTGGTGCCAGATCAATTAAAAGATCACAAACGGATCATGAATATTCCAGGAGTGGGAGAAGTGACGGTTGAGATAAAAGGAGAAGTAAAAATGGGAAAAAAAGTGCTTCTTCTTCAAAAACGAGGCGGACAGCAGTATGTAGTCATTGGCACTTGGTAGGAAAGGAGGAACTTTATGCTTCCGAAAACAAGTGAAATCTTACAAAAGAATTTAAAAATCGTTCAGAAGCCGTCAAAAACATATAGATTGGACGTAGAAAATAAAAGAATTATTGATATGGTAGATGGCCTGGAAGCGGTGAAACAATCAGTATACTGTATTTTGAATACAGAACGATTTGAATGGTTGATCTATAGCTGGAACTATGGTTCAGAGCTAAAGGATTTGTTTGGCAAATCAACAGGGCTAGTCAAAGCTAAAATAAAAAAGCGAATTAGGGAAGCTTTGAAGCAGGATGACAGAATTTCAGAGGTGGACTCCTTTTCTTTTGATTTGGTGGAACGAAAGCTCCATGTAACATTTATGGTGCATACCCAATGGGGGGAAATTGACGCAGAGAAAGAGGTGAGTATTTAATGTATGAAGATATGACTTATGAAACCATCATGAGCCGGATGTTAAATCGGGTTCCCAAAGGTCTTGATCAAAGAGAAGGCTCTCTCATTTACACCGCAATATCTGCAGCCGCGGCAGAAATGCAGGTGATGTACATAGAGTTCGATACAATTTTAAAAGAAACATTTGCCCAGACTGCTTCCAGAGAAAACTTAATTCGCAGAGCCGCAGAGAGAGGAATGGAGCCAAGTCCCGCTACCAAGGCCATTGTAAAGGCGAAAGCCACACCTTTAGAAGCCCTTATTATGCCAGGACAGCGCTTTCGTCTTGGAATTCATTACTATACGGTTATCAAAACTGTGGGAGAAGGGATCTATCAGTTAAGTTGTGAAACAACAGGAACCGCAGGCAACAGGCAGACAGGACGCTTAATACCCATTGAAAGTATTTCAGGACTTACCTCTATGGAGATCACTGATCTGCTGATTCCGGGAGAAAATGAAGAGGATACAGAAACCTTTCGAAAGATTTACATGAGCTCTTTTACCGAAAAAACATTCAGTGGAAATCGAAAAGACTATTTAGTCAAAACAAACGGAATCCCTGGAGTGGGAGCCACAAAGATTACAAGGGCATGGAATGGACCTTCCACCGTAAAGCTGACGATTTTAGATTCCAATTATAACAAAGCGTCGGATCTGCTCATACAAACGGTACAGGACACCATAGATCCATCTGGTAGTGGAAAAGGGGATGGACTAGCTCCAATCGACCACATAGTAACCGTAGATACGGCTGAGGAAGTAAAGGTAGGGATAACCTGCACTTTGGAGTATGAGAATGGTTATGAGGAAGAGACTCTTAAAACACTGATACAAGAGGCAGCAGAATCCTATTTAAAAGAGCTCAGAACCTCCTGGGAAGGTCTTGGAGAACGGGGGTGTATTATAAGAATCTCTCAGATGGAAGCCAGAATACTAGCACTGGAGGGAATTTACGATATTAAAAATACTCTAATTAATGGTGCACCAGAAAATCTGGAATTGAACCAGTATCAGATTCCAGTGTATGGGGGGGCTGAAATTGATTAGAGAGGTTGATTTATTATCCTATATTCCAGATTTCCTTAAGGAATATGAAGAAATGAAAACCATTCAAGAAGTCATGCAGTCAGAGATTCAGCGCATGGAAGATGAAACGGAAGTGTTGTTTGACAATCAATTTATAATGAGTTCGGATTTAGATAACATTCGCCGATACGAGCAAATGTTGCATTTACAGGCATCTTCTAAGGATACGTTGGCAGACCGAAGATTTAAGGTCTTATCCAAATGGAACCGGATCATTCCTTACACCAAAGTTACATTAAGGCAAAGGCTAGCAGTGTTATGCGGGGAAGATGGATATACGCTGGATATTGATCCAAATAAAAAGGTCATTGTAAAGGTTGCATTGAAAAGCAAACGGAATCTAAACGAAGTGAGAAAAATGTTAGAGGAATTTGTTCCATGCAACATGGTGATTGATTTGGATCTTCTCTATAATCAACATCATTTACTCAGTGGATTCAAACATAAACAATTAGAAGCCTGGAGTCACAGGCATATTAGAAATGAGGTGCTTATCAGTGGCAAATAAAACAAACAATTATAAGTTTCCCAAGCCAGAGGCAGACGATTTTTACGACATATCAGAGTATAACGAAGCCATGGACATTTTGGATGACTCCCTGATGAAAATGGATCAAAAGAAGCTGGATAAGAATGGGGATGCTTCAGAGGCAGTCACTGAATTCGAACAGGAGATATTAAGAGAGAATATTGAATCTGGGGAGACATTATCATCTACGTTTGGGAAGGTGAAAAAATGGTTCTCGGAAATGAAAGACGTGGCGTTTTCAGGGCATGCGAAAGATATTACAACAGATGCGGCGCATCGGTTTGTTAGTGATACGGAGAAAAGTGGATGGAATGGGAAGGTGGGGGCTTCTGGGGGGGATATTTCGGAGACTGTAATAAATAATCTAGAAAACATAGAAGAGAAGTTTCCTGTTTTGAATGCCGGAGAAACCACCAAAGTTTTCATAGGGAAAATTAAAAGAATTATAGATAATACTAAACCTCTTGATTCAGATATAACGGTGCATGTGAATACGGAGGGTAACGATACTACAGGTAATGGAACGTCTTTAAAACCATTCAAAACGATACAGCATGCCATTGATATAGTACCTAATGATCTTGGGGGACATTCCGCAACAATTATTGTATCTGGAGGAATATATAGTGATGATATATTAATAAAAGGGTTTAACAATAATGGATTATTTGAAATAGTGTTTGCAGGAGATGTTACCGTTGGTAGTGTTACTATTGACAGTTCTAATATAGTATGTAGAAGTATAGATACCACTTCACGTAAGTTTATAATAAAGTACTTATTTGTAACAGGTTCAGGTAGGTTTGATTCATGGGTTACTGTTGATATTACTACCACTGAATATATTTACAATCCACCACTTGTAGGTCATAAATCCTCAATAGCTGTTAACAGAGGAGATATATACATTTCTGGCAATACTACAATAACCGGTAATATTGATACTGGTGTGTATGTAGTATCTATATCAAGGGCGTATTTTGGCAATATTACAGGCAAAGGATTAAATATAGGTATGCTTGTGTCTACAAGTTCCCAGATATCTTGCATCGCTAATAATATATCTGCATCAATTCCGAGATCACATTTTCAAGGCGGAATGTTTATAAATGAAAACGGCACACAGATATCAGAGTTAATTACATCTGGACTATCCTGTTCTTGGGGAGCTATACTTGGTGGATATGTTAGACATGGAAATATGAATGGACCTGCAATGGTCACGATAAATATCAGGGTGTATGTGACCAGTGCTTTATCTACCGGAGGCGCAAAATATTTTATATACGGTTTCCCAACTACACCACACGTGCCAATTGCGGTATCATGTAATGTAGAAGGCCACTTTAGCTATCGTCAGATGGATACTACGGGTACAATATACTTAATACCAGCAATGGCTATACCAGTAGGGAATGTTTATTATTTATCTGCAACTTACCTAACTAATTCTTAATGGAGAACAAGAGTCAAAATAAAACATAAAAGTTGATATGGTAACTTATAACATTGCTAACAGCAGTTGTAGCCTAAATGATCTAAGTAAGTATACAGCTAAAATTCTACTATCATAATCTAAAATGATGTTGAGATATTCACAAAAATCTTTTGGAAAGCTCCACTGTTATTAAGTATATCGTAGATGGTGTGAAATAATGTAGAAATGATTTACTAAATGGAACACGGTAGATAAATTTACATAATTCAAATAACAAATAAATAAAAAGAAAGAACAAGGTAAAAAAATGAAAAACATATTATGCACATCCACAGGCATCATCGGCAGCATCATAGCATCACTATTCGGAGGGTGGGATACAGGTATCGCAACATTAATTCTTTTCATGGGCATCGATTTTTTCTCCGGACTGGCAGTTGCCGGAATTTTCAAAAACAGCAGTAAAACAGAAACTGGCGCCTTAGAATCAAGAGCTGGCTGGAAAGGACTTTGTAGAAAGAGCATGACTCTACTCTTCGTCCTAATCGCCCACCGCCTGGACCTGTCCATCGGGACAAGCTACATAAGAGATACCGTCGTCATTGGTTTTATGGCAAACGAGTTACTATCCATCGTAGAAAACGCTGGACTAATGGGCATACCACTCCCAGCCGTATTAACAAAGGCAATCGATATCTTAAATCAGAAATCAGAACCAATTAAATAACATTACAAATAACATCGTAGGCAACATCACAAATAACATCACAAATACCATAACAGGCACAATAGCAGGCACCATCACAAATACCATCGCAAACACCATAACCTCAAACCCTCCCTTTTCAACCCACAATTTTCCCACATATGAAAAGCAAAGCCACAAAACAATTTGTCCCATTCCCCACCCGGGACATTCTACCTTTCACTTTCATATCATAAAATTGTAATAGTATAGAAAGGACAAGGTGAGAGGTATGGTAAAAAGCGAAGCAACGAAGGATATGCCCCATCTGGATCTTATAGGAATTCAGGAAAACCTAAATGACGCCGATTACACGGAAATTGAACGTTTCCGGGAATCCTTTGACCCGGATGATATGGGATTTTCCGGCAGAAGGGAAGGAATCTAATATGGAAATCCATCAATTATTAACCCCATATAACTATACAAACGGCGACATCAGCCGTATCAAATATATTGTAATTCATTATGTAGGAGCTCTGGGAGGAGCGGAAGCCAACTGTAAATACTATGCATCTCAATATATTGGTGCCAGTGCCCATTACTTTGTAGGCTTTAACGGTGAGATCTGGCAGTCTGTAGAAGATAAAAACATTGCATGGCACTGCGGCGCTAAAACTTACAAGCATCCAGAATGCCGCAACACCAACAGTCTGGGAATCGAACTATGTGTTAGAAACAAAGGTTCTCAGGCTGATACCAGCCGGGATTGGTACTTTGAAGATGCAACCGTTAGAGAAGCCAAGGAACTCACCAAGATGCTAATGGAACGATATGGCATTAAAGAAGATCATATCATTCGCCATTACGATGTCACTGGAAAGATCTGCCCCAATCCTTATGTCTATAACCATACCAAGCACACCTGGCAGGATTTCAAAGATAGTCTGGTAACGGCAGCCGAAGTAAAATCAGGTTGGGTAGAAGATGAAAACGGTTGGAAGTTTTATCTAGGAGATACCGGGAATCTTGTAAAAAATGACTGGTACAAAGACGGAGAGAAATGGTATTGGTTTGACGGAGCTGGGTATATGGTAAAAGACACCTGGAAGACCGGTTCTGATGGAAAATGGTATTTTTTAACAAGTGACGGTTCCATGGCAAAAGATCAGTGGATCGTCTGGAAAGATGAGTTATACCGGGCGTCGGAAGACGGCACCATGTCAGAAGGAACTATGACCCTGCAAACTGATGACGACGGCGCACTAAAAATTGTATAAAAAATCCAATAAAAAAATCATAAAAAAAAGCGAACACCGATTACAAAATCAGCTCTCTGTCTCAATGACAGGGGGCTGTTCTCATACATGGGCCTCGCTTTTTTTCTTTTTTGTCAAAACATAAAAAACCCAACAAAAAATCCCACTCAGCGGGTTAAACCGAATGGGATAAAATTCTGTTCTATGAATTAAGCCATTGCGTTAACAGCTCTAGAGATTCTGGATACTTTTCTGGAAGCGTTGTTCTTATGGTATAC